TCAAAAACGCGACATAACAATGGTTCGTTCTATCTGGAGCGACATTACCAATTTAATCATGATGCGCAATGGTTACATCGATACTCCTCGCCCGCGTGTAGTTCCTTATCACGCTAATGAAGTTGAAACTGAAAGGGCGACAAGGGACGAGGCGCTTTCACGTACCGGCCTGCGTTTCAAAAAGTCATATTTTGTACGCACCTATCACCTCGAGGAAGACGACATCGCTGAGATTATTGATCCGTCAAAACTTCAAGTGACCGGAGCGGAAAAAACTAACGAAAAAGATAAACCCCTTCTCGATGTGAAGAAGGAAAAAAACAAAGATGGAGGTGCGTAATGGCTGGTGCCTGGATTGAAGTATTCAAAACCGGAACTCATACATCCGGAAACGGCGTAGTCAAGACATATACAGAGGACGATCTGGCGAGTATCGCCAACACTTACAATTTACAGAAGGTGCATGAAGCACCTCTCGTCCTTGGTCATCCAACAACTGACGATCCCGCTTACGGTTGGACCAAAGAACTGAAAACGGCCGGCAACAAGTTGCTCGCCTTCGTTGATCAGGTCAGCGAGAAAATCGTCGATGCCGTCAAAAGTGGTGAGTATAAAAAGGTCAGCATCGCTTTGTATCCGGATGGATTGCTAAGGCATGTCGGTCTTTTAGGCGCAACGCCACCCGCGGTCAAAGGACTGGCCAATGTCCAGTTCGCTGAAGGCGTGGAGTTTGAAGAGTACATTTGGGTTACAGATGAAGTACGGATGCCGATTGTGGCAAGGGTCATTTCCGGGCTTCGGGATTTTCTTATTGATAAATTCGGTTTGGAAACAGCCGATCGCATTGTCGATAAGAATGACATTTCTATTCTGCAACGTCCCACAGAAGAAACAATGATCACATTGGATGATCAAAAGAAAATTGTTCCGAAGGAGAATATTAATCAATCTCCCCCGGGCGCAATTACTAATTTTTCAGAAACGGAGGAGGAAAATATGGACGAATTAAAAGCTCAGATTAAAGCGCTTGAGGAAAAACTGGCTACCCAAGCCACTCAGTTTAGCGAAATGCAGACAGGTATCGTCGCATTAACGGAACTGGTCGCAACTCAGGCTAAGGTAAACGAGGACAAAAGTAAATCGACTGCCTTAGAAGCGAGCAAAGCAATTTTTGCCGCTTACTGCGACACACTTATCAAGGATGGCAAGATGCTTCCCGCAGAAAAGGAAAGTATCGCCGAAGAGTACGCAGATTTATTGACCGCTGAAGGAACGTTGACCTTTGCAGAGGGCATCAAACCTTCAGAGAAAATGAAAACCCGTCTTGGTGCTCGGCCGGTTGTCTATTCTACACGCGGAGTCACGTTTGCTGATCCGAAGAAAGTCGGCACCAAACCGGAGTCGAAGGATATTCCCGTTGAGTTTTCAGAACTCGGCAACAAGTTGGACTTCGCGTCTTTGGACGTTGATAGGACCATCAGGGAATATGCAGAAAAAAATAACGTAACCTACGAAGTAGCTGCTGCAGCTTACTCGCAGGCATAACCAATCCACATATAAGGAGGCAGACTTATGGGATTACATACTGAAAAACCCGGAACAATTACCACAGGAGTAGCTGGTGGCGCAATCACCAAACGACGTTTTGTAAACTACCAGGACACCGTTTGTAATGCAATTGGCCAGTTGGCAAAAGGAGTTTCTCGCGAGGAAGATACCGATATCGGTAAAACTTACGCAATCGTCATCGATGGCACAGCGCTAGTAGAGGCTGGTGATGCCCTTGTAGTAGGCGATCAGGTCACAACCAACGGTCTCGGCAAAGCAATTCAGGCAGCCAAAGGTCGTTATGTGAATGGTGTTGTCATGCGTTCGCAAGCAGTCGCAGGACAGTTAGTAGAAATTCGGCTCGGCGGAAACATGGTCAGTACGATGCCGTCCACGACCTCGACAACTACAACTAGTTCTTCGAGTTCGTCAACCACAACCACAACCGCAGCGTAAACTTAAACCTTTAAGGAGGAACTTAATATGTCTTTTTTCGACACAATCACAGAGGGCGTCAGTGTACCCTTAACCACGCTGGCATCGGGATACAAACCACAGGGGCTCATCGGAGAAACTGTGTTTCCGGTTGTTAAAAGTATTACCAAAGGTGGGAAAATTCCTATTTTCGGTAAAGATGCATTTAAGGTTTTCGAGACCTTGCGCGCACGTGGAGCTAAATCCAATCGCGCTGGAATGGAAGCCGATTCGTGGAAAACATTCTTCTGCGAGGAACACGATCTTTGTATTCCTCTGGATCAACGCGAATTAAACGAACTCAACAATCTCCCTGGCGACATGGCTTTGAAGGCGCTTTTTAACTTGCAGGACCGTCAAAGACAGCGTGTTCAGTGGAACCTTAAGTTGGAGCTGGAAAAAGTAATCGCTGATGATGTTCAGAACCCAGCGAATTACTCAGTCGGCAACAAACTTGTCTTGGCTGGCTCTGATTGTTTCAGTGAAACCGGATCTGATCCTGTTTCCGCAATCGAAGCAGCACGCGAAGCGATCCGCAAGAAAATCGGTGTATATCCGAATACCGCAATCATGGGCGCTGATACCTATGCGACCTTGAAGTTCCATGCGGCATATACCGACATTCTGAAAGTGACCAGCGATAAAGTCGTTCGTCCTGACCTTCTGGCCCAGGTGCATGACTTAAAGCGTGTCATCATCGGTCTGTCCATGGGATTGGATAGCGCAGGTGCCTTCTATGACCTGTGGGCTGACAATCTCATTCTCGCTTATATCCCTGACACCGGAACTCCCAATATCGACGAACCGTCTTTCGGTTACACGATCAAACCGGGATTCTCTCCTACCCCCTATCCTTACGTGGATATTTTCACGGAAGAAGGTGGCAAACTCGTCAATGTACGTTGCACAGACATGTACGACACATTGATGATTATGCAGGATGCTGGATACATCATCACGAACACCAAGAAGTAATTTAATCGCCGGGGGTTCGCCCCCGGCAACTTTAATAGGTGAAACATGGGTTATTGCACACTTACTGATATGGAAAAATTATTACCTAGCAGCATGTTAATAAATCTTTCCACGGACACATCAGGCGCAACGGTTGCCGATACAGCGAATATAGCTGAGGCGATTGATCAGGCCGATCGCGAGATCGATGCCTATCTATTGATTGCGAAATACTCCGTTCCCATGTCACCCATACCGCCATTAGTAACCAACCTATCGACAAAAATGGCGATCTGGAACCTTCATCTACGCAAATACTTCGATAATCCCCAATGGAGAGAAACGTACAAAGGTTGTTTGAAACTCCTTGAGCGAATCGCCGAGGGGAAATTATCACTTGGGCAGGAAGTCGATGGCATAACGCAAGAAGGTTCAGGCGGCCATGCCATTTCTAGCAGACAGCAGAAATTTACAGAAGCTTTCATGGAGCAATTTTAATGAGCATGTTGACTACAAGAAGCCAGATCATTGAAGCACTATGCACTTTTTTGCGTGCAAATGTGACTGAGTTCAATCTGGTTAAACCTTATCATGGTGAACTGGACAGATACAGTAAAAAAGTCCAGCTCAAGGAAGATACATTTCCGGCCATGGTCAATCTGCAGACTCCATTCGCCTTAATCATTTCAAAGGATCGAAAACGAATGGAGAGCCAAGGCACATCATTAAAATTCAGGCATGACATCTCTATTTATATCGGTGTTCAAAATACGCACAATTTTGCCAGTACAGAAGTGCCTGACATCTTTGCTTTAATGACTAAATGTACTGATGTTTTACATGGCAAAACTTTTTTTAAAGGCGCAGGCGCCTTGAATGTTGAGAGTGACGGCGAATATCTGATCACATCAGATCTATTCACCGTTTATGACCAAAAATATTACCAATTAGAAATAGGAAGATAAGGAGGCAGACTATGCCAGTTTACGCATCGCCCAATGTTGAAAACTATATGATCGGCAAGGGTATCGTGTCGATCGCAAAATTAACCGGTGAAACACCCGGCTCATTCGTTGATGTCGGTAACTGTACGAAGTTCGAATATGAGATGACCGAACAGACCATCGAACATTTCAGTTCTCGCGCAGGCTTGAAAGAACAGGATCAGGAAACGGTCATTCAGGCCGGTTA